GTCCCAGACGCTCTCCCGCGTGAAGTAGTCCTGGACATTCGACAGCAGGGGCCGCAGTCCCCTGTCATCTGTCTGCTCCTGGACGACCTCAGCCGTGGCCCGGTTGATGTCGAACGTCAGCCCGAGGTCCTGGGGACTCAGACCGAACACCGCCGCGATCTTGCGGACGAGGTATGTCAGCCACTCGAGATACTGCATATCCCGATTGGAGGACCTGAAGGGGATGAACTTCGCGTTCTTCGTCCCACCGATGAACGCGAGGGCTCCCATGCCGGCCACTTCGGCCTGCCAGTAGGAGCGGAAGGACTCGACATGCTCAGGCCGAGCCTGCTCGCCGAGGTCGAAGATGCCGTCGGGGGCGGCGTTCTTGACCTGGCGCGAGTTGAACAGCGAGCCCGAGAGTTCGCTGTCGATGGTGATCTTGAGCGTCTCCAGCGGCGAGAGGCCGACGACCCGGTAGGTGCCCCGGTTCATCATCATGTAGATGAGGTCCGCATTGCGGAACGGGACATCGATGATCTCGTTCGGCGTCCACCAGTAGCGCGGCTCGTCGGGATTGCCGTCCCAGACTCGCGAGACCTTGACATCGGCCCCGTCGATCGCGTGCAGGGCGTAGATGTCACCGCCGAGCGTGCGCTCCTTCTCGATGCAGCCAGCGTCGAGCGTCAGGAGGTCCTCGGCAATCGGGTCGAGGAAGGTCGCGAACGACTCGGTCATGTTGTTCGGCGTCAGGAGGAGTTCCTTGATCCGCGCCATCGCCCGTTCGTCGTGACTCTTCGTAGTGTCGCGGGGGACGATGTCCCACTCCGCCTGAGTGAGCTGGTTCTTGCGGATGTTGACCGCCGCCCGCACCCACTCGGAGTTCTGGGACCAGACACGGAAGAGGCGGGCATTCGTCTTCCCGACCCGGGTCGACTCACGCTGGCTCACGACAGCGGTGGCCTCTGCCTCCACCTTCGGTGAGGTGCGATATGCCTTGCCGAGCAAGGCGTTCGTGATGGCACCCATCAACCTCTCCCGAAATGCCCATCGATGATGCGGCGTTGGTGACCGTTCACAACATCGCCGAGCATCCGGTCGTTACAGGCTCTCACCGCTTCCTCGTACGTCATGCGGTATGTCTCCATCGACCGCATCAATCGGTACAGATGCACCGGGACCATCCGCCTGCCGTCGCGAAACTCCAACTCTCCACCCGTATAGGCAGCGAGCCAATCATCGGTCATCGGCGCACCGAACCGAATACGAAGGTATCACCTCCGAGATCCATCGAATAGCCCAAGGCGTCCACCATGTCGTCATGACCCTTGGGAAACGAGAGCAATTCGATCTCGAACGCGGACTTCATCAGGCTCGCGTGATGGTGGATCTTGTGGGCCTCGTACTTCGCCGCGACCGCTCTGGCGCGGGTCGTCTTGTCCCTGTCGGCCGGTTTGCCGATGACCGGGATGAAGGGGTAGTCCTCCATCACCTCCTGCACGAGTGTGGACTGGAACTGCTGGTTCTCGACGATGACCAGACCGACCCCCGGGTAGGCCATCCAGCCGTCGGCGATGAACTCAGCGTGCCCGGTCTCTCGCTTGTCACGGTAGACCGAGTGGATGAAGAAGTCACCTCGCTGCCCACAGGCGTGGTCGCACATGTCCTGGGTCGTGGTGACCCTCGCGGTGTAGTCGGCCCGCTCCTTCTCCGAGGAGGCGAGGTCGACGCCGATCTTGGTCGTGTAACTGTGGCCCTGCGGGAGGGTCGTGAAGTAGTCGAACCACTCGCGCCGAAAGACATTGCCCGCGAGCAGGCCGGACACATCGTTCTGGTAGGCGCAGGCGAAGAGCGCCGAGCCGAGCTCCTCGCGCAACTCCTGGAGCCGTGAGACCGGCCAATGGCCTGGCCAGTAGGAGTACTCATTGCCCTCCTCGTCGGTCAGCAGCGCCGAGCGAACGAGGGAGCGCCAGCCATTGCCGCCATCCTCGCGTGGGCGCATCAGGACCTCGTAGAGGTCATCGGCCGCCCAGCGCGTTCCGACCACGACGATGACCCCGTCGGTCTCGAGGCACGGCATCAGGGTCTTGAAGAACCAGTTGGATACCGTCTCACGCTGCTCCGGGGTCTTGGTGTTCTCCTCGTCGAGGATGTCGTCGCAGAAGATGAGGTCGAACCGCTTGGAGATCGTCGCCCCATCGACGCCGACCGCGAACATCGTCACATCCTTGGTTCCATCGAGCCCCGAACCCTCGCGAATCCACTCCATGTTCGTCCACTTCACCGGGCTCACGAGGTCGCCCCAGAGTTCGCGGAAGCGGACATTGCCCTCGAAGGTCCGCCGGATCGCCCGGCTGAAGTCGAAGGACTGGGTCGAAGTGTTGCTGATGAGCCCGACTCGAAGGTTCGGGTACTTGGCAATGAGCCAGGACAGGAGGCCGGTGTTGCCGATGGTCGTCTTGGCCGCGCCCCGTGGCTCGAGGATGACGATGTTCTTGCGCTCGTAGAGCGCCGAGAGGATCTCGCGGATCATCTCGTGGTGGTGCTCGGCCGGGACATGGCCGAAGACATACTCGATGTGGGCGGCGACGGCCTCCGGACCGTCAGTGTGGGCTAGGGCCCTCAATGCGTGGGAGCGCAGAGCGTCCCACTGTTCTGGCGTTGGCTCCATTCTCGCGGCTCTGCCTCAGCACTTCCATGAGTTGGTCGGGATCGAGCTGGGTGAAGGCACCGAGATGGCGCTCCTCGCTGATGGTGGTAGGACGCCCGAGCATCGTCTGGAGCTTGTCGATGAGGATCGAGAGGTCCTTGGGGTAGACCTTGACGCCATCGTCGCCAGCGAGGCGCATGTCCTCGCGCATCTTGATGATGGCCTCGATGATCGCTTCGACCGCCAGGTCGTAGGCATCCTCGATGCGACTCATCCGGCGGGCCTGGCGGGCGGCGATCTGGTCGATGGAGAGCTCGACGACCCTGCCCTTCACCCGGTCGCGCTTCTCGGACCACTTCCGCCTGCGGGCCTGCTCGTGGACGACCGAGTGGTTCCGAATCCCGTTGCGGCGGCAGAGTTCGCGGATGGACATGTCACCCGCGAGGAACTCCTTCTCGAGCGCGTCGTAGTCGTAGACCCGGTTGCTCATGTCGTCCGCCTCGGCTCCCGGCGCACGGTATGGGCCAAGTCGCGACCCTCGAAGATGGTGACCCGGGTGATGGCCGGATAGGTCAGGGCGAAGCGCTCCATCAGCATGGCCGCCAACGCAAGGCCATCCATATCGGGAGCCATCTTGGCAAGATCCCGACCATTGAACTCGGCCAGCAGGCCGCCGACGGCCACATCGAGCGAATAGTCATAACCACGGATGGCCTCGATCTCGACCTGCCACTCATGACCGTGGTTCAGCCCGTCCGGCGAATGACCAGATGGCGTCTGGTGCGCGGCGCTGAACTCGACCCTGTAGACGGTTGAGGTGTCCATCGGTACGGAAGACTAGACCCTCGGGTCAACGGACGCAAAGAGAGAGACCGCAGGGGGCACTCCTGCGGTCTCTCTCCTCCCTCCGGCGGTGTGTGCTACAGGGGTTCTTCTCCTGCGGCTACGTCGTACCACTTGTCAGCGGCCGGGTCGTAGCGCATGACATTGCGGAACTTGTCGAGGTCATCGACATGGAAGTACCCGTCGCCGTTGATGTAGAGGAACTCGACATCCCGCACCGCGACGACGATGACCTGCTGGTTCGACCCACCGTAGTGAGCGAGGAACGGAGGGTCGAAGACCGCCCAGCCCTCCATCAGACCGACCGCCGTCCGATGCCGGCGCAATCCCGACAGCGGACCTCGCTCGTCTGGTCACCGGCCTGGATGACGAAGCAGACACGCCTCCGCCCGCAGCCAGCGCAGGTATGTCGACCCACATTGACGAGGCGGGCGGAGATCGTGACCCCGAGACCCGGACGGGTCGGAAACTCGATCACTGGATCGGTCCGTCGAACCGGCGCGGCGGCTCTCCAGCCATGGCGTATGCCTTGAAGTCCTCTGGCTTGACCTCCTCGAGATAGCGGTGGTAGGCCCGCTTCTCGAGGACATCGGTGCGGACCCGCAGGATGGTTTCGGTCATGCTGCCGATAGTGGCAGGCAGAGCGACGATGCCGAGGGTCGAGAGGCCCCCGAGGATGAGATAGCCGATGACCTTCATGCGTTCTCCAATCGGACTGGGCGACACCGCCCGTCACAGGCTTCGATCTTGGCATCCCGTGGCATCAACCAGCCCATGGCCCGGAACGCATCGATAGAGTTGAATACGCCGAGCTTGAGGTAGATGGCGGACAGGCGGTTGCGGACCGTCTGGGTCGAACGATGGAGGTGCTTGGCCGTGTCCCTCGTATTCCCATGCATGGCAAGGCAGGCCAGCGTTTCGACTTCGGTATCCGTCAGGATGACGCTCATGGGACGATGATACCAGATGGCCGGTTATCGGCCAGAGCCGTTCGTCAGTTCCTCGGCAAGGGCCTGCCCGATGGCTTCCGCCACATTACTGACCACGCCGTTCCCCGCGACCCTGTAGCGGTGACTATCCAGCCCCTTCGGCAACAGGTCATCATCCACCCCCGGTTCTTGGACGATGGCGACCGTGGCCCTGGTCGGACCGGTGTTGTCGAAGGCGTTCAGGGTCGGCGTCACCTCGTTCTCGTCCCACGACTCGTCGTCCTCGTCGGACTGGGCACGCTTGCGCTTCACGAAGACGGCCCGCACGCCACGGTCGGTCCGCTTCTCGTACTCGGTCGGGGTGATGGCCGGGGCCTGCTCTACTTCGTGGGCGGTGAGGTCGGCTCCTTGGCCGCTTTCCGGCGCGAGGTAGTACGTTGCCATGTCCTCGCGATCGTCCACCCGTCCGGCCAGCCCATCAGCCTCTCGCACTCCACCGGGGTCAGGCGACGGACCGACGACTTGGAAGTGTCCCTGCATGAACTCTTGGACCCCGTCGGGGAAGCCGTGCTGTCCTGCTGGGAGTGCTCCGACATAGTCGATGCCAACTCGTTCAGGGCCGTATGGAGCGCCTCCGGCAGGCTGCGGCCTCGGCGCTCCGACCTCCGCAGGATGCCCTCCGCCGCTCGCGGCGACAGCGAGAACCTTGGCGGCGCGTTCGGCTCCAACACGTCCGTCAGGGTCGTTCGTGGCCAAGATGAAGACTCGCCTTCGTCGCTGCGGGACTCCGTAATACCGAGCATCAAGGACTCGCCACGCCACGCCGTACCCGAGGTCGGTAAGACGTTCGAGAAGCGCAGCCATGTCTCTGCCCTTGTGGGATGAAAGTAGCCCGGGGACATTTTCGAGGAGGACCCATCGAGGTCGGTGCCGTCCCACAAGGTCAAGGAAGGCGAAGGCGAGGCCGGATCGGGTTCCGTAGGGGCTGTTCCCGGCGTCTGCATCACCGTCCAGCCCTGCCTCGTCGGGAGGTTCCCCACCTCGTCGTCCCCGAACGCCGCCCCGCTGTTCAGGTAGTCGAACGCCATGGTCGAGCCCGAGCCCTCGTCGCTTGCCGGCGATGGAGAGGTCCTGGCAGGGGAAGCCGCCGGACCAGAGGGTGGCGGACTGCCAGTCGGGATGATGTAGCCCGCGTCCACCGCTTGGTTGCTCATCAGGTTCCCCGCGTCGTGTCCCCCCGGACCCGTGTTCGCTGCCAGCGTCCCGACGGTATCTGGCAGCGAGTTCCCAGTCGCCACGAAGACCGATGGACCCGACCCCGTGTCCTGCCCGTTCCGATTCGCCTTGACCGGCGGGGCCAGCCCGTCCCGTCTCGGGTTGTCCAAGCCGCTCGTCGCGAAGGCGATCGCCCAGGGTGACGATGTCTCCGAGGTTGGGGACGCCGGGCCATCGCTCCGCGAGGACGGCGCAGGCGTAGGGCTCGATCTCGCTGAAGCAGACGGTGCGCCATCCGGCTCGTTCGAGGCCAAGGTCGAGTCCTCCGACTCCGCTGAAGAAGCTGGCGTGGGTGAGAAGGTCGCCACTATCGGGATGCGGTCCGTCCGGCTCCCGTCCTGTCGCTTCCCGTCCCTCGGTGCTGCCCTCGTGTCCGGTGCCAGCAGGGTAGGACTCACGTCGTCCAGGGTCACGAACAGAACATCCATCGCGCTCGTCCCCAGCGTCAAGCTCATGTCCTCCGAGAGCAGCGGCCCCTTGCCGCCGCCCGGCTTGCCCTCGCGCATCCGCAGCAGCGTCGGTTTCATGCACCACCTATCCCCTCCATCAGGAGTCTACCGGCTCTTGGCTGGACGATCAAGCGCCCTGCTCCTCGTAGGCTGCGGCGATGGCGGCGGCTGCGGCCTCGACGGACTTGGCATTTCCCCACTTGTCGGATACATCCAGCGCCCGCGCCAGCCGCTCGGGGTCGATGCAGCGGTGGGCGTCGATGAGGTCGAGGACGGCTTGGAGCGGGACAAGCGTCGTGCCGTCGCGGGTCATGTAGCCGTCGGCCATGATGAGCGGCAGCGCCTCGACCTGTTCGCGGAGGGTCATGGCTTCGGCCTCGCTGCTTCGATGGCTGCCTCCACGGCAAGGCGATTGACAAATGGCGTCACGCCGGGCTCGGGGAACGGGTACGGCCGCAGCGCCGCGACCTCTGCCGCCACCTTGTCCAGCGCGGCGTTGACGGCCTCGTCGGCTGCGTAGGTCAACTCGGCGTGCCACTCGGGACTGAGAGCGGCAGGGACATAGCCCTCGCGGGCCTCGGCCTCGATGGC